CGATGCAGCAGCACCAGAACCACCCCCACCAGAGAATGTGATATATGCAAAACTATATCCTTCGCCAGCATTATTTAAAATGATATTGGTAACCAGACCAGCACTAACAGTAGCAGTTGCAACTGCGCCAGTACCATCACCATTTATGATAACGGTTGGTGCAGTTTCATATGAAGAACCAGCATTAGTAACAGTAATAGTATCAATCTGACCGTTGACATCGAATTCAGGATCACCAGATCCTGCAATTTTTCTAACTGGAATGAATTCAGGCGTCAAGAACTTAGTTTTATCTGATGCCTCGACCTTAAACATAAATTTCCATATGTAACCATCCTCAAGTTCAATAGATGAGGTTGAGGTTCCTGATGGTTTTATTGTGCTCGCAGCGTTAGCATTATTAGAAATGCACTTATAGACATGATCATCGTCAGTCAGTACATAAAACTGTGCAGTTTTTAATGAAAGAGCGCCACTATGCGCAGTATATGCATCACCATTAGCATCTAATTCGCCGTACTTATCATCATACTGATCATATACTGTTCCTGAAACCCAATTAATTCTTGAGATCATAAGAACAGTATCACTTGATTGGATACGTTTTACGAACAGCATATTCCTACTTGAGGTGTTTGCATACCGTGGTGAATCAACTGGAAGTTCGGGTGATTCTTCATCATCCCACTCAGTTGTTCTGCCTACAAAGAAATAGAAGAAGTCGTTCTCGTTGTAAATATCACGATAAAGACTTCTTGCTATTTCTGTGCGACCTGCTGATCGTAGAAGAAGTGCCATTTTATATTACGAGATCGTTACCGTCCAAGTGATAGTCATGCTGTCTGACGCACCCTTGTTGATGACAGCAAATTCAGTGCGGCAAAGCATTGTTCCGCTGGTAAGAGCATTGAAGATACCTGCTTCAGTAACAGCACCAGTACCTGAACCTGCACCAAAAGTTGCAACATATTCAATTGCGTTAGCAGTAACAGTTGTTGAAGTCAGAGCAACACGTGCACCAAGTGCAGTTTCAAGAGCAGTATTACCTGCTGCTGGATTTGTTGTGCCCGAACCAACACCCATGTGCGACATAGCAGAAAGAGTTGTATCCTTCATGCGCGAAGCAATATAAGCAAGACCTGTGTTAACAACGAGGTTAGGAACAGTTACTTCTTGTGTAACATTACCTGCTTCGTCGCGAAGAACGATGTTTAGTTCGCCCTTAGTACCTTTTACGTTTTCGATTAGTTTCATTTGTTTTACCTTCTTCTTAGTTAAAGTATGTTACTTGACCAACATAGTCCGAACCGAAGTCACCATCAACATAGTCTTGTGTGTTCACAATACCATCTTCAGTGACTGTTACTGTTTCGAATAGTCCTTTGAGTATATTTATAAGCGATTGTTCAGTAGCAGCAATGGAATCTATCGTTGCAGTATCATTTGCGACGATTAATAATTCAGTGGCACCTGCATTATCAGTTTTAACCAGATATGGAATTATACCAACTGTATCAGTTGATGTAACGGAATCAGTCAAATATTTATACAGATGATTGGTAGATGTTTCCGCCGCAGTCGCCGCATCTACCTGATCAGGTTTTTCGATTCCAGCGTTGGCATACTCATTAGTTATCACAGATTCTGTAAACGTTCTATAATACTCTACAGTTCTGGTAAATATATCTGAGTTGGTTACTGTGTCTGTCTGGGATTTGCTTATACCAAACGCTTGCGATTCTGCAGTATTTGCTGCGTCAGCAAGAACCTTTGTGAAATTAAACACAGCACCATCTGAACCAACATAATTTTCGTCAAAGTAATCTTCAGCAGCATATACAGCAAAACCAACTGTCTCTTGGAGAACCTTACTAAAATCAGTAATTGCATTCTCAGCAGTAATGGTATTCTCGCTTGCTTCACGAACATATTGGACAACTCTATCGAATATATCCGTCGTAGTTGTTGTATCATCTTCATTACCATAGATACCAATATCAAAGTCAAAATCAAGGGTTTCACTTGTAGTTACAAAATCCGTCAGAACCTTATACACATGACTATTGTTCACATCTGCTACTGTCGCAGAGTCAGTAAGAACTTTAATAAACTCAACTTCGAAGTAGAATTCGTCATTGCGATTAATACCACCTGAAGTAAACAATTCTTCAAGCACAAACTCATAGATATGTAGAGGTTGTATTGGTGTTGTAATAAATTCGCTGAAGTCAACCGTTTGCTCGATGGTAAGTTCACCGAAGATAGCAGTACCTGCAGGGTGTGTGGTATTCTTAACAATATCCAACCATTTATTGGATGGAACATTTGAGCGAATTACATAGGAGTAGTTCTGGTAGTAGAAGTTATCCTGTAGTCTGTTGACATTCGACAACATACCACGCGAGTCTCTAAATCTACCCGTCTTGACGTTCACCGCACCTGTAGTAAATGACAGAGTAGCAGTGCATCCTAGTGTTGATTCGATTATCGCAGTGAATGCTTCACGTTCAAAGTCAAAACCTGTGTCGAAAATACTAACTGCCGTCGGACAACCATCTACATCAACCGCATCGATTCTAATAGATGCCTTGTTGTCTCTACCAACGAGAGTGTATGGATTTACCGCAGTATCAGTTTCATTATATTTGTTGAGGAAATATTCTAGAGTAATATCATTCGGAAATTCTATTGCATAAGAACCCACGGATCCCGTTTCGTCAATAGAGAAAATGTCACCAACTGTAAACCCACATGGTGGTGTTCCAGAGCAATCAATAACATCAACTGTTGCTAGTTGTCGAACAATATACCCATAGTTAGTTATTGTATCTCCAGAAACAATCTCCACTTTAGTTCGTATTGCTTCTGTAGAAAACGTAACAGCAGGCGCTGATGAATATCCAGATCCACCGTTTGTAATTATTACATGTGATATTTCATTAGTATCTGTAAGAATTGCTCTGCCAGTTGCTGCGCTTCCCGTTGTTGAGGTAAACTGGACTGTTGGTGCGGCAAAGTAACCATTACCACTATCAATAACAGGATCATACAGTCTGTGTGTTCCAGAACCGAGAACAGTAAGGTCGACTGCCGTTCCTAATGTAGCATTTCCTGCGCTCGTAGCAATTTTAATAGTATTAGCATTTACTGGTATAACAAAGTATACAGCGTAATTGGTAAGACCAGTTACAATTGTTCCACCATTTTTATCATAGATAACCACATCGCCTGTTGAATAACCATGAGATGGGATTGTAATAGTATTGTTCGTTAGATTAACTGCAGTAGCAGCATTAAATGTCTTGTTGGTATCTCCAACAATTGCCTTTACCTGACCACCCGAAACAAGAGCATTAGCAGATGCACCAGCGCCTGGAACTATAATATTTGCAGTTTTTGGTAGACTTGTTACCAATTCATAAACAGCAGGGAAAACATATGCAAACTTAGTTACATTGCTAATATTTGTTTCAATGGTTCTTTCATATATTACTGACGAGATATTTTCATAATATGTAATCCTAACTGTTTTACTGCTAAGATCAAACGGATTTGCGGTAATCGATGAATCGACTGCGAGTTTTAATGTTACATCTTCGATCCAGATACCATCAGATGCGCGAAGGATCTGCTCAGATGGATAGAAAATTTCTGTGCGTTCATTATACAAGATTCTAAAGAGAAGTTCAATTGCCTTCTCAGAACCCTTTGCTTCATAGAACTGCTTGATGAATTTGATTAATCTTCTATCATCAATCTGTGCACCAAGTGGAAAGTTCTGTGCATATTGGTTCTTAAACTTAGGGATAAATGTATCAAGTGTTCTGTTGATGTCAAAATTCTTCTCATAGTTGAGAAGGAAATTGTTTACTTGATTTTCTTCGTCTAGGAACTCGTAATATTTTTCCAGGAACGTAATGAATACAGGATACTCAGTGCGAACAAAATCCGGAAGTTGATTTGCGATAAGATGACTTAGTGATTGTTTGAAACCATTGTAACCATCATCAATATAAACCATATTTGCAGTTGCAGCTGCACCAGAACCACCGCCACCTGTAAATGTGATTGTTGGTGGTGTTAGATAGTTGTATCCTGCTGCTGTTACTGTGATTGCAGTTACTTTACCACCAGAAATAGTTGCAGTTGCCGTCGCATTACCACCGATTGTAACTGTTGGTGCAGAGGTGTAGTCCGCCCCACCATTAGTGACAGTTATACTGGCAACTTTTTTATAGTATGAGGTGGTTTCTGACATCTATTATTCTTGTGAATTGGCAATTGCAGTAACAGTCAGTCCTGCAGGAATATTTGTTACTGAATTTGCTGCGCTAGTATCCAATGTTAATACAGTATTTCTAGCAGCATTTGGAAAAATTGCTGCTGTTGAAACATTTGATGTTGAAGTCAGATCTGTTGTCAGAATATTCGGCGCATCACCAAACGGTTCAACATAGACTCTAAGTTCTGTGTTTGATCCAGAATCGACCAAGAGATCTGTAATATTAACAACACCTGTAGTATAATCAACATTTCCTACGTTGGGAAGAATAATAACATCATCTGTTATACGTTTCATAACAAGAGTTCCGATATCACCAACTGTTATATCATGCTGGTCGGTTATATAAACATCGTATTCTTGTGTTCCGATAGTCGTAGTAAACGACGTGGTTTTTAACGTCTCAATTTCCAACGGAGTGTTGAACCTGATCACATAATCTTCCGGAACTCCTGTAAACACTTCAATTCGTTTATGCATAAGCACTTGAATACTGGCAGAGAAAATAGACTGCGTTGTCCCAGCAACAGCAGAAAGTAATCTAGAATAATAAAAGTTCTTCTGTAACTTATTAACATTGTTCGTAAAGAAGTTTTGCACAACTGCTCTGACCTCAGATTCAATTCTCGAGGTGGTAAGTGATGTAATTGTTTTATTATAGTTGACTGAAATATTCAACCCAATATATGTTTCAATTGGATCTACGAATTCGGGTTGGATAGAAACCACACTTCGCGGTCTAATAATATCCCTAGCAATAATATCTTTATCTGCTTGCGAGATAATAGATCCAGGTAGAGGTTGAATCGAAATAAACACTTTACCATAGATTGGAGGATTGTTTTCTTCACCACCCCAAACAACAATAGAATTAATGTTCCCAAACCTTGCTCTAATTAAGGTTTCATAATCATCAGATGTAACAACACGATTCTTCGTAGAATTGAATTTTGGTGCGTTATACCTAATACTATCTATGCTTTCTTTTTCGCTACCGCCAGTAGCAGCAGATGTTAGATAAACGACTTTACTCTCACCAGAAGCAGTGAACGTTCTTGATGGTGTAAAGTTAGGAATAGAATTTGCTGCTGTGCCGCTGCTTACGATATAATCAATACTGACAATATTACCAACTTGTAGTTCCTGCCCAACGATATTATCACCAAATCTTATTTCGTATAGTCCAGATGGACCTTCTTCGATAAAAAATGCTCTAGTAGTCCCATCTACTTCCACAATATCATCATAGAAGTTCCATGTAGTAATCGATGTAACTGCGTTTGATTGTTGCACTCTTACTCTTATAGTAGTAGTGTCAATATTTCCATTTGGTAAAACAAACGGTCCAGATTTATTAGATTGATCAACAATGAACGTATTTGTTACTCGTTTACCTTCAATCAGTTCCATCGGGAAACTGAATCCTGTTTGACCAGTTTCAAGAACAACCAATCCGGAAACATAATCTTCTCGCGGGAAGAACGTATATGTGTTCTTTGCAGTTTTTGCCGTGAATGGTGTATCACGTGTTATTGTTAAACTGGTGTTCGTGAATGATGTTGCTGGTCTAATTTGTAATGTAATATTTGCACGAGCAGATCTTCTTGACGTAGGTGTATATCCTAATGTTTTCGCAATAGATGTAACTGAGTTTCTCTTGACTGCACTATCAATAAACATTTCATTTGCTTGAAGGTGCGCAAGAGTTGCGTTGTAGTGCGTGTTATACGCAAGAATATCAAGAAGTATTGTTAGACCAGCACCATCAAAGTTGTAATCTTGGAACTCCTCTTGCGATTGCATGAAGGTTTTTAGATTTTCTTTAATAGTTGCAAAATCTAATTCAGTTACATTAAGTTGAGACATCTTATCTACTTCTTCTTAGAACAGTTGAAAATGAAACGGGATCCGCAACCCCGACAACATAAAAATAAATGGATACATTAAACGCATTCTGATCAAAGAGAGGTACAACATCTATTTGTTGCGATCTAACTCGTGGTTCATACTTATTGATTAGTAACTCTAATCTCAATTTTAAAGAATTGGCAGTAACAATATCAACGTTCTCGAACATCATACCGTATATCGGCGAACCAATTTTAGGTTGGAATGGTCTTTCGTAGAAGTTCGTGAGAACTAGAACTTTCAGTGCCTGTTTTACAGCATTGACATCAAACTTCCTCGCAACGTCACCCGTAATTGGATGCATTGCAAAGGATAGATCTAGATCCGAATAGATTCTGTTTACTGTTTTTGTTGTCATATAGTTATTTATATGTTACCAAGGAGTGAAGTTACCAGGACTTGTAATTTTAGTCTTACCATTAGACAATAATTTAGCAGTTCCATTTAAGGTTCCGCCTCGTTTCGCGCCAGTATAGTAATTCCAACCAATATGGATCCATGCTGTTTTTCCACTTGCAGTCTCTAATAGAATTTGATCGCATTTTGGCAACGAAGTTGCAATATATTTTGCAATTTCGATCATCTTCTTACGATTATCTGCAAATCCCCACTGAATATCTACTGCAGAATATCTATGAGCGCTGTTAGTGTCATGCCTGAATCCAGAGTTTATTCTAAATCCTGGATATCTTTCCCTCAATGGTTCTAGGATGTTCAAGCACAAACATCTATAGTTTTGGATGATATCCCATTGACTGATTGTTTTACCATCTCTCTTATATGGAATAAACTGACTTAACTTGCGAGGGAAAAATGCTCTCGAGAAGAAATCATCCAAAATATAGTTATCAGATAATTTAATATTACCAGTTATTTTACCACCACCAAGCGGTGGCATGGGATCTTTAGTCTTATAATATATGTTGCATCCAGGAATAGCATCAGGAACCTTACCGAAGTCACCAGTCACAGCACCATCACCGCCAGCATCATCCGCAGATGTTCCTGGACCTGATGGTTGAGATGGATCTGACTTGTCGATGCAATCTTCAGTACCACTATCTGGTTCATCTGGCACATCATTCTCAGTATTATCTGGAACACCCTGTGATCCGCCGCTAACACCCCCCGCTGCAGCGCCACCAACATATTGCGATTTACCAGTTACAGATTTGCTAACAGGTTTCTCGACAGTTTTAATCGTTGACAGTGGCGCAGCGACTGCACATACTGCATCAGTAGCGGAACCAGCAGAAGCAGGTGCAGTAACGGAAGCTGATCCAGCAACAGGAAGATTATGGGTACTTCCGCCATTGGTGCCAGTGTCAGTTCCTGTTGCTCGAAGATTCGTGCTCGCAGCATTTAATGTAGAAACATCGATTGTTGGCGCATTAAAGGCAGATGATAGAACCTTTGCT